TCCAGTGGTGAAACGCTGTCTTTTACGTCTGTCGGATCTGTACCGTCTACTGTGTACACGATGAAAGGATAGGTAGCATCCTGGGTGGCCATATCAGGATATATGCGATTACCGACAATGGCGCTTATGTTCGCCGTACCGTACAGTTTTGAGTATATGGCCTTACCTATCATGGTTTAACGCCTTTTGCCATCAATATGCTATATTGTCGGCAATTGCTTTCTGCTATTGCTTCTATGTCGTAGTATCTTGAATCGTGCAATACCCGCGTTATCTCGTTCACGTCGCTTCTTTTGCGGATATTGAATTTCACATAGGAGATTGCTGTTTCCTGTCCAGCCTCTTCAACCTCCTTTCCTTTGGTTTCCCTGTATTCGATGTTCGCCCAAACATTGGCCACTGTCGCCCATGTTTCGACGCGTTCCCCAAAAGCGTTTATGGTCTCGGTGCGGTTTTGCAGGGCTATAAACTCCTGCATCCTGCCTATGCGTTCAGCGCCCTTGTATTTCCCTTTTAGTTCCATCGAAACACCCTAAACCCTCCGGCCTGGAGGATGTACTCCGCTGCCGTTGGCATTTTTTTAACGTAATCGGTTCTATTGTCGTACATGTCGGCAATGGTCAGCATCATGGCCGTTTTGACAGGGGCGGGGATCGCCGATGCGTTATCGTAGCCCGCCGTGTAGATTGCGGACACATTGCCGGGCGAATCCTGTGGTTCTGGCCATGCTTGCGCCTGCTTTCTGATGATACGCGCTGACACTATGTCGGTACGGTAAACGTCCGTGCTTATGGCTTGTGCCGCGTTGGCGTAGTCCAGGTAATACAACGCTGAAACATCTCGTAACGGGCTTACGGTAATGTTCAAAGCCGCTGCGTCCTTCGGTAGCCCATCGAACGTTTCCAGGATGGTTTGCGGCAATAAGGCCAGGGCGCAATGATTTTCAACCCATTGACGTGCCGCTGTGATAAGGGTGTCGATAAGCGCATCATCCGCCGTCGTGTCAACCTTTAGGTAGTTTTTTACCTCTGACCTGGTCAGCGGTTCGGTTGCGTTCTGTATCGTTACCTTGTATGCCACGAGTGTTTTTGTTTTGCGTTTCCTGTGCCTTTTCGTAGGCGTTTACCGCCTCTGCTATCCCGTCGCGTATAAGCCTTTGCGCTTCATCCGGGCTGGTTTTGAAAACCGTACCGGCGGGCATGGAAAAATTCACGCCCGCCAGCGGTTTTAGCAGTTTGACGCTTATCATGCCTGCAAAAGCACTTTGATCGCGCCGACCGGGATAAGCTTACCATCGTACCGGCTAAATCCGTAGAAGCCGACGCTAAAGTTATCCAGGAAGAGTTCGTCTGTGCGCACAAAAATAGGGTTCAGCCCTTCCCGAACGACGTAGTACGACCAGTCCCCAAAGGCCACTGTCTTTTTGCCGGTCGCGATGCTTTCCATGCTTTGGTTGATCACATAAGGAAAACCCCAGATGGTTGCAGGTTCGCCGTCTCGCACCGATGGTACCCAGAGCGGCGTAGAATCGGAACTGCCAAGCTGCAGCTTTTTGATGGCGGCCAACGTGCTATCGTTCATCATGAAAGCAACGTTCGGACCTGTGCGATATGCCGGGTCAACGCTGTGGACAAGGTCGAGGAGTTCGGTCGCGGTCAACGCCGTGGCGCTGGCGGTCGTTTTGCCTGTCGGTGCGCCCCCCGAAGATGCCAGGATACCGGTAGGTTTAGAAGAACCGTCGCCCGTCGTAAAGTGCGCGTTGATGGCACGCCCGAGGCGGATGGCCATCATCTGATTGATTTCGCTTGCAGCGTTCACGGCCTCGTCCTGCAACCATTCGCGTGAAACAACGATTTTTGTACGATAGGTGTACGTTGAAAGTTGGATACGGGACAGGCTGAAATCCTGTGTAGTGGTGGCGCTTGCTTCAACTGTCAGCAGGGCGCTGGTTGCTGTGTCATCGACGTAGGGCTGGTTCCACACGCCACCGCCAGAGGTGCGAACAATGCGTGCCGCGTCGTACATGCCGCCATATTGTTTCAGCGTCATGATGAACTCCGGTGAAAGTTCGGTAGGCACGGCATAGCCGCCGTAGATTGCCCCGGTGGTCTCCGTGGTGATGGTGCTGGTTCCGCGTTGTTCGCCTGCAGACAAAGCTGCAAGGCTTGCAGCGTCCATGTACTTCTCGCCGCGCCGGACGTAGCGGTCGAACGCTTCCCGGTAATTGATTTGTACGGGCGTCGGTTCGGCAATGTTTATGCCGTTGGCAAAGTTTGCGCCATCGATGCCGGAGATGATGCTGCGGGCTTCGATTGCGCGGGAAAGTTCTTCCTGGTCGCTGTGCATACGCAGAAAGGTGGCGTTTTCCTCTCCATTGAGGTCGCGGCCTTCGGCTTTTGCACGGTTTACCAGGTCTTTCATCTGCTCACGAATGTTCATGTAGTCGTGACGCAGTTCCTGAACTGATTTCATGGTTTGCGAAATTTTAGATTAACAAATCCTCTGCCGCGTCTCGGAGAGGGGTATTTTTTGGTTCTTTGGTCATTCCTTTCCAGGCTTCCAGGCTCCGCAGTGCTACGCTGGTTTCCTGGTAAGCGGGAAACGTTACCGGGCTAACATCGAAAAGGCGTTTCACCTTTTTGATTTTGCGCGTCGGTTTCATGCCTGTTCTTTCTTCCCAGTCTTCCTGGTCGATGGTAAAACCAAAAGAACTTTGGTTTATGTCGCCACGGCGCAAAAGTTCCCGGAGGTCTCGCCCCGCGTTGGTATCCGGTATATCAAACTCGTAGCGCAGCCCTTTTTCGTCAATGGACAGTTTGAGCGTACCGGACGCGGTGCGTGCCAGCAACATATTAGGGTCATGGTTGAATAGCGCCCGCACGTCGGTCATATCGCTTTGGTCGAAAGCGCCGGGTTCGATTTGCTCAAAGAACCCGCCAATATCTGTAACGCTATTGAAAAGCGCCGCATAACCAACGGCTTTGCCTTCTTCTTCTTTCATTGGCGCGGTGATACTGCGCGATTCCCTGTTTTCCATTTGCTTTACTTTTTGTTCGGCCCATCTTAACATTGCCTCTCCGCCCCAGGCGTCGTACATGATTGAACCGCACACCTCTTGGCCTTCTTCGTTGAAATACTTTCCAGTGTCGTACACTTTTGCGCGGCTAAGGAAAGAATAGGTGCGAACGGTCGTTTCGTGGCTTATGGTTTCTCGGTTGGCCAACTGGTTTGCCCGTGTCCAACCAACGGGGGTACCGCATTGGCTGCCGTTTTCCTCCTTATGTCGAAGTGCGCGTTTTGCGTTATTGGTCGCGGCCTGTGGGTAGTCGTTGTATGGCATTATTGCGGGTTTTGGTTGAATGCGTCCAGTTGTTGCCCTGGTTGCGGTTGCGGCGCTGTCGGGTCTGCCATGTTCATAGGTACATAGTACGTCTGTCCACTGCCATCCGCAATAGGGTTGTACCCTTCTTTTTTGCGCACCTCGTCCCGGTTGAGGATGCCCCATTTCATCATACTTTCCACCCATTTACTGCGGCTGTCCAAATCAGACATCGCTAAATCATCAATGTCGAAGAACACTTGAAAAACCACCTGCTCATCCGCTGGGAAGAGTTTTGTATTCAGTTCCGATTCTATCCTTTTGCACCATGGGCGTATTGTGTGCTGCCTAAAAAGCAGGCTAAGGTGTTCAATGTTGCTAAAGGTTGCCCGGTCGAGGTCTTCAAGCAAGAATTGAGGCACGCCAAAAATCCGGGCTATATCGCTAATCGTGAGTTTTTTGGTATCCGCTGCGCCGGCTTGTTGGGGAGACAGCCCTACTTGTTGATAATCCATGCCCTCTTCTACAATGGCCACTTTGCCAGAATTGCCGCTACCGGCATAAGTTCCCTGCCAACTGGCCTGCAATCTTTTTATAGCGTCAGGGGTCAGGCGTCCGGGGTGTTTTAAAAGCCCGCTAATAGTTGCGCCTTCAGAAAAGAACTTGACCAGGTATTGCTGGTTGGCCAGTGCCAGGCCGAAATTATCTGCTAAAAACTTAATTACGTTCAAGCCGTTGACGCCGTTCCAGGATATGCCGTTAATGTGTATCATGTTGCCCGCGCGGATTTCGCGTACAACGGGCTGTGTTACGCCGGATGCCGGGTCTGTCGGTACTTCGGTGTATTCGTAGTACACCTGGCCGTTTTTCGTTTTGGCCTGTACCCGGTCGGGCGCGATAATCGTATAATTCTTTGGGTACCCTGTAACCCGTTCACGGTTTATTTCCGCATATCCGTTTCCGTATAACAGGGCGTGGGTTACAAGCGTTTGAAAGAAATTGTACTTGGTATAGATAGGGGATGGCTGAAAGGCCATTTGTCGTTGCACCGGATGCCGGAGGGCTATTTGCCTGGAGCCGTCG